CAGCCACCTCGGGCTCTCGACCGGCAACGCTATCGCCACGATCGACCGACCGCTCCAGGGCTCGACGAGCGACACTGGCCGCACGGTGCAATTCGACTACCTCGGCAACGTGGTGATCGCCGACGCTTCGACCGGCACGTGCACGATCACGGTGGGTGGGACGGCGGTCGGCTCGTTCTCGGCCCTTGCCTACACGGTGAACGCCTCGACGCTGACGCTCGCCCTGAACGACGCGATCCGTGGTCAAGCCACACTCCGGGTCGCCCGCGTCTAGTTGCCGTGACGGAGGCCCGTCATGGCAACTTATTGCACGGGCGTTAGCGCAATCTGGAACAGCGTCACTCTCGGTGAAGTCACCGAGATCGACGCCACCATCGGCGGCAGCCTCCCGCTCGGGCGCGATTCGACGTTTGCAGTTGACGCAGGCGTTATTTCTATCAAGTGCCTAGCCACCGCGGGCATCGGCATTACGAATTGTGGGATTCAGAGCACGCTCCAGTTGTCTGGCGGCGGGCTCACTCTGACCCACAAGGCGATCTGCCAGACGCTCACGTTGACGGGTCGGGTGAACGACATCGCCCGGTACGGCGCAACTTTCAAACTCGTGAGGCAATAGATGGCACTCTCGGCTGAACAGATTCTCGCGGCGGATGACCTTGGCTTGAAGGAAGTCAAGGTGAAGGAATGGGGCGGCTCGGTGTTCATCCGTGTGATGAGCGTCGCGGAACGCGACGCCTACGAGCGGATGTGGATCGGCAAGAAAGACAGCGGCGTGGCGAACTTCCGCACCGAGTACCTCGTGCGGCTCCTGTGCGACGAGAAGGGTGAACTCCTCTTCACGAAGGAGCAGATTGAGAAGCTCGGGCAAAAGTCTGGCGCGGTGATGGCTCGCCTGTTCGACGCGGCGATCCGCCACAACGCAATGTCGGAGGCGGATGTCGAAGAGTTGGGAAAAGGCTAAACGTCTCGCCAGTTCGTCGGTTCATGTTCCGGCTGGCGGGACACCTAAAGATGACGGTCGGTGAACTAGCACGGCGAATGGATTCACAAGAACTCGCGGAGTGGATGGCTTATACGCGGTACTACGAAGCGATCGGAAACCCTTGGGCAGAGACGGGCTTGATCGTGTCGGCGTTACTCGCGCCGCACGCGCCGAAAGGGAAAGCCCCGAAGCCTTCAGACTTCATTCCGATCGAGCCGGCACCGCAGCATGAGGTTCAAGCCCGCGACGTCCTCATGGACTTGATGCAGCAACTCGGAGCGGAGTGAGATGGCGACGATCCTCGGGCTAGCGCTGAAGATCAACGCGGACGCGAGCGGCGTCCCGCGCCAGCTCACGACCGTCGAGAAAGCGTTGCAGGGGCTCGACCGCGAGGCGGCGAAAGTCACGACGGTCTTCGAGAATTTCGCCCGGTCTAGCGGCGCGGCGGCAGACGTGCAGCGGCGTTTCGAGCAGGAGATTCAGAATCTCACCCAAGCCCTCCAAGCCGGCGAGATCAACGGGCAGCAGTTCGCGGATGGGTTTGCGGCGATCCGGCAGGAAGCATCCGCGACCGCTGACGCTTTCGCCGAAGGGGCAAGGATTTCAGAGAAGTACCGCACCGATCAAGATCGGCTCGGTGAGGCGACGGCCCGGCTTGATCGTCTGCTCAAACTCAAGGCGATCACGCAGCGCGAATACAACGCGGAAATGATGGAGGCGACGGGCGTGAATGCCCAGATCGCCAAGGCGGAGCGAGATCGTGCCGAACTTTCGACCCGCGCAGCCCGCGTGCTTGAAGCCAACCTCACGGCGTCTGAGCGGGCACAGAACACGTACAACTCTGAGGTCCAAGAATACCAAACACTCCTGCGGGCGGGCGAGATCACACAGGAAGACTTCAACAAGGCCGTCGACCGCAGTGCCGCATCGTTTGCCAAGGCGACTATTGAGGCGAACAAGACCGGCACCGCGATCGACAGCGCCGGCAAGGGCAGCACGCTCCAGTTCAACGAGCTCTCGGGCATCCTGTCGGCCCTCCCCGGCCCGCTAGGAAATGTCGCCGGGCGGTTCTCGGGTCTCGCCAGTGCCGGCGAGGGGCTGTCTCGCGTGTTCTCCGGTGGGCTCTCGGCTGGCATCTCGGGTATCGGCTCCAGCGTGGCAGCGCTCGTCAATCCGTTCACGCTGGCGGTGGGCAGCGTGGCGGCGTTTGGGGCCGCGGCGACTGCGGTCGCCCGTGGGCTGGTGAACTTGGAGGATCGTGTCGAGCGGCTGTCTCGTCTATCGACCCAGTTGGGCGTGTCGTTCGAGTTCGTGCAGGTGCTGGAGGAAGCGGGACGCCGGGCCGACGTTTCGATTGAGCAGTTAAGCGGCTCGTTCGCACGGCTTCAGAACACGCTCGCGGGCGCAGACGAAGAGAGCAAGAAAGCCCAGGAGGCATTGCAGCGTCTTGGCGTCTCAGTGCAAGACTTCGGAGCCCTGTCGGAGCAACAGCGAATCGACTTGATCGGCGAGCGTCTGGCTGCGATCGAAGATCCTGCCCAGCGGTCAGCGGCGGCGATCGCATTGTTTGGTCGCAGCGGCGTGCAGTTGCTGCCGTTTTTCAATGAGTTACCTGGCGCAGCGACCGGCATGGAGCGGTTCGGTCGCGCCGTGTCTGACCTTGATCGCGCGCGGCTTGCTGACTTTGGCGGCGGACTTGACGCTCTGAGCTTGGCAACGCAAGGGCTCGGGCAATCGCTTCTGCTTCCGTTCGTCGGCCTTGGCGAGGGCGTTACTACGGCGTTTGCCGAGATCACCGCCGGGCTCACCGCAGTCATCGACCCGATCGGCCAAGTGCTTGAGCCCGTGCTGACGCAGATCGGTCGTGTCGTTGAGTTGATTGGCACAGGCATCGGCAACCTCGGTCGCATAATCGGTGCTGTATTTGAGCCATTTGCAACGGTTGTTCAAGCGGTCTCGCAGGCGTTTGAGCCACTGTACGAAACAATATTCGGCTTTCTTGAAGGCATCAGCGACGCCTCTGTTCAAGTTACGGAGTTCCTTGTTTCGTTCACGCCGATCGGTGCAATCGCAGCGAATGCCGCCGCACTTGGCGACACGTTGAGCCGAGTGGTGACGATCGTCACGACGGCGTTTTCTCGCATCGGAGAAGTGATCGGCAACACGCTCGGACAGGCAGTCGAGTGGGTGTCGCGTGGCGTGTCTGCGTTCGTTGAGTTCACCGGTCTCGGCCCGACGCTTGAAGCAATCGGCAGCACGATCAGCAGTGTGTTCGGTGCCGTGTCGTCTGTGTTTCAGACGATCGCCAGTGCCATCGGCGGTACGGTCGGGCGGCTGCTGACGATTGCCGAAAACTTCTTGGGCATCGAGCGATCCGCCGAGGCTGCATCTACTGGCGTCGATCAAGTGGCGAACTCGACTGCCCAACTCACCGAAGAACAAAAACGCGCCGCCGGCGAAGTGCAGAAGGCGGTCGAGAATAGTTCCGGCGTTCTCGACACCGCGATCCAGAAGGCGGGCGAGTTCGGGCAAGCCGGCTTCGACGCTGCGTTCCAGTTCCAAGAGGCGCTCGCCGACCTCAAGGAACAAGCCGACGCGAACGAACTAAACGCCGAGCAGTACAGCCGCGGCGTGGCCCTCGCGACCGCAGAGTTCGACAAGCAGGTTGACCGCCTGAAGCAAATTCAAGACGAGACCCGCAAGGCAGCCGAAGAGGCGCAGAAGCGAGTCGATGCCGACCGCCAGATTGTCGATTCCCTGCTTGAACAGGCTCGCGTCAATGAGCAGTTCGGGGGCGATACTTCCCGGGCTCGTGCCGCCGATGCCGTGCTTGCTGCGGAGCGTGAGATCGCTCGCATCAAGGAGTCGGTGGCTACGGCTCGCGACAGCGGCGACACCCAAGCGGTGGCGGCCGGCGAGGAGCGGATTCGGCAACTCCAAGAAATTCAGAACCAGCAGGCCGCGATCGCCGACGGTTCCGCGAAGGCGGCAGCCGACGAAGCCAAGCGAGTCGAGGATCAGACGAAGCGGGTGGATCAACTAATCGCAGCTAGCGACACGCGAAGCGAACTTGAACAGCAACTTATCGACGTGCAGGAGCAACAGAAGCTCACGCTCGATCAACTCATCATCGCTCGCCAGACGTTCAACAGAGAGCAGGCCGACGCCGCCGCGGGCCGCCTTGCCCAACTCGACCAACTGCAAGCGAAGCTCGAAGATCAGCAGCAAGCCGTGGAGCAAGGTTTCGGTGAGGGCTTTACCCAGGCGTTCCAAGAAACCGACAGGGGCATCGACGCTCTCATTGTTAAGGCTCAGGATTTTGGCAACGTCGGCGCTCTGGCGGCCCAAGCCCTTGAGCGAGGCATCGCCCAAGCCCAAGCCCAAGCCCGCAACGGTATCCTCACGCAAGAGACCTACGAACGTGAAGTCGCCCAGCAACGCGACATCTTCCAGCAGCGCCTCGACGCTGCCGCCCGGGTCGAGGAGTTCCTGCGAAACGGCGTTGACGCTCGGCAGCAGGCCGAACTCAAGGCGACTGAGGAACTGGAGAAGCGGAAGAAACAAGCCGCGACCAACGTCCAGGCGATCGAAGCGAAACTGATCGAGGAGCGAAAGAAGTTAGAAGAGGCTCGCGAGGCGGGCGACCTCCGC